ATCGTTCGGTTCCATTATTTCTTCCTCATCATTTCAAGGCGCATGGTGTCTTTGTTCTTATGAACAATGACTGGAATCTTCCGACGCTTCGCAGCTCTGAATTTAGCGTGCGCTTTGAGATTCAATCCTTTGCCAGTCTTTTTTCTGGTTGGATTAATTTCAAACCAATGCGGCTTAACGTGTTCTCCCGGATCATTGTGATGCTCATGGCCGTGAAACTGATGGTAGAAATCCTCAACATTTAATTTGGTTTTGGTACTCATTTCTTTTCTCCATCGTTACTGACCATTTGAATAGCCCAACGCTGTGGCTTAATCCTTACTTCCGTATTAGTCGGAATCGTTTGTTTACCCGCATCTTTTGCAAAAATCATCTTACCTTTTGCATTCGGAACCATTTTTTCTTGCGGGTCATAATGAACAAAGAATCCATTGGAATCTAAATGGGCTTCATTCATTTTTCCTGTGGCTTTCTTGTTTTTTAAGCCAATAATCACGCCGTCTTCGCCTTCTCCAACCATGTCATCAGGCCGAAAGTCGTGAGTATCACCATCGATCACGCGGTAGGTCTTGCCAGTCTCTTCGTCAAATATGGTTTTGGGTAGATGGCGCTTGTGGGTGAAGGCCATCGCCACGTTGGAGCCGCCATCCAGCCTGCGGCGCATCTGCTTCCAATTGGTGTGCGGGTTTTCCACGCCTGTCTGGCTCACGCCAGTGCTGGAGTACGTATAGTGATGATTCTCGGCGATTGGGTCGGTGTTGTTCTTCGTGTAGTCGTAGAACGAGACATCCGGGTGGTTCTCGATAATCGACTTGTGGACGCGGGGATTGATGTCCGATAGCACGTTAAGGCGCACGCCGAGGTGATTGCCGTTCTTGTGGGCCATATCCTTGGCTGCTTGAATCTCATCAAACAACTTAATTGCAAACGCATGAGGATCACGCAGGAAAGCTTGTGTCTTCATCAAGCTGTTCAAGCGCGGCCCCTTGAATGCCGTCAGGTCAGGCCCACCGCCTAACTTGAAGTAATTACCTGATGTTTTCCCTAAACATTCTTCTTTGCAGGAGTGATGATTTGGGCAAGTATTGAAATTGCCTTCTTCGTAAGCAGGAGACAACGGCAATCCAGTTGTTTCAACACCGCGACCGTCTTCCAATTTCAACGGCTCAGACGTTCCTTTGCCCTTCTCCGACTTCATCAATTTGGCATTTTTGCCTAAAAGATCTTTAGATTGTCCTTTCCTACTACCAGATCCAACTCGTCCAATAATGTCACCCACGCGATTTGACGCCATCAGGCTCAATTCACGCTGACGTTCTACAGGCTGACTCAGGTAGTGCCTAATAGCATCATCGAATGCTTTAGTAAGGCTAGAAATTGATGGCTTTTGCGGATCATACATATGGAATTCTGACGATGGCTGGCCCCCTTCTGCCAATCCTTGCGGTGCTTGCTGACTCACTGGCTTCAATGCACTCAAAGCCTGCCCTTGCGGCGTCAGGCTAAGGATATTGCTCCCGTCCTGTGGCATCCCTTGTGGCTGTCCCTGCGGCTGTCCTGCAGGCATCTGTGGCTGTCCTTGCGGCTGCAGCATGTTCTGCGGCATCAGCTGCTGACCCGTCTCGAGCCGATTCATGTCAACACCGCCAATCGGCATACCTTGGCTTGTCGCTACACCACCCGGCGCAGGCTGGAATGACCTTACCGCATCCGTCGGCATGTAAGGCTTAGGCTCAATATCCGGCGCTTCATTGACGCCAATGTTTTGCATGGCAATAGGATTGCTCGTCTTGGCAAGTGCCATTCTCATCTGGGCTAGCGTTGGGAGTGCCATAATTTCCTGTCCTTTTACTGACGATTCCGAGATGGCTTCTTTTCAGCCAATTGATATTTCATCTGATCCATCGTAATGGATCCACCCTTCGCCCTCAAATACGTCGTCTTCGACGGGCGATCCGTGTAAGAACCCGTTCCAGTCTGCTCAAGCAATGGCTTCAATTCATGCTGCTCAACGTATTGAGGAACAGGCAGATTCCTGCTCTTCAAACCTTTTGCCAAATCACTATCTTCATCGATATTAATCAGATCTGTATTTTGCAAATCACCAACGTGCGACCAATTTTGGCTTTTCACAAAGTCATGAACGTAGGGAAGATATTGTTTTTTGGGCTTGGCGTTGGCTTTGCCTTTGATTTGCTTAATGCTGTGAGGTGCATTATTAAGTTCTGCCAATTTATCAGCAATGTACTTTTGCGCCCCAACATCTCTAGATTTCATCGCATCAAATACGCCGCCGGGAAATTGTTCGAAGACATCATCTTCATCATATTTTTTTGGTGGCTTGACCTCAATCGTCACATGCGGCTCATTTTTGGCATCACGCAAACTGAAAATGCGTGACTTTCCTTGAGCAACATCAGGTGTATATCCACCGACACAATGACCCATTGTGTTGCCTTCATACTCCAAAGCGTCTTCCAGTTGCTTGTACGCCTGTTCGCCAGACTTTGGATGCCCCTTAGTAGTATCGCGGCTCTCAGGCAAAGCCAATTCAATCCACTTGAACCCATCTCCGTAGTCCTTGTGGACAGGCATATCCTCAGTCGCTTTCAAGGCAGTCTGAGCCATCGCCTTCTTGCGTTCTTCGTTGTACTCATGGGTGCGCCTAACGGCCTGTTCCATGCTTACCTTGCTCAACTGCTCTGGGCGAATGCGGCCTTCCGCAAGATCTTGCTTTAACACATCGACGATATGATCAAATCCCAATAGCATGGCGCTCATGCCTTCTTTGGGATAGTAGACATGATCAGAACCGTGAAGCTTATCCATCCACGGCTCTTTTTCCTTGTCACTCAATTTAAAGACTGGGCGGCTTTCCATCGCAACATCTGTCGCGTCTTCCCATGCCTGTGCCGCATCGGACTTACCAAGCCTTGGTGCCCAGTTTCTTTTTCGCGCATCTTCTGCATCTTGCGCCATTCCTTCAGGCCCAAGATTTTCATGATCAATATGCAATATTCCCTGTTCAGCCAATTTCCTGACAGGATCATCGTGCGTAGCCATTTGCTTCTTAACGTAATTGGCAAGGTTGCGTTCGATCCATTGATTGATTGCAACTCCATGATGATGCTCGACCAAACGCCTTTTTGCTCTTTCTTGCAGAGGGCCGGGTTCTTGCGCCTGTCGCATGATTGGCTCTAAATTTTCTGTATCAATAGCCTGTTGTTGAGCAACAAGTGGTTTTAAAGTCCTATCCAACGCTCCTTTGACCCAATTCTTTGGCCCCTGACCACCAATTGCCAGACGCATCACATCAAGACTGGGAATTGAGCCGCCAGTGGATTTTTCTTCAGGTCGCCAGATCATGTTTTTGCCTCCCTTAATAGTTGGGGCAAAACCATGTTTCTTGTAGAACTTGATCAGATTTGACTGGCTGACGCCGCCATGCTCCCACGGGAACAGGGTCAATCCGACGCCGTGTTCTCTCGCGTGTTCCTGCAACTTCTTGAGCGTGCGACTGCCGACGCCTTGCTTGTGTGGGTATGCCGACAGCCAGCCCAGTTCGACCGCATTGCGTTCCGACATGCTCGGCTTGAGTTCAAACGTGCCGAGTGTCTTGTCTTCGCCTTCGCCTTCAATCATGGCTCGTTGATTTGGGTTGAATGGATTCGTTGGATACTTGCTGTACACATCATCGATCATGCGCCTGCTTGCTGAGTCAGAATTCACATTTGCGTTTATGCGTAATTTAAGCACTCCACCTTCAACTTTGGGAATTGAGCCACCCTTCGCCATCCTTTTCTTGCCCGTCATCTGCAGCCACTCATCGAATGTCGGCTGATCCGCAACATACGGCTCGTACTTGTCCTGATACTGCTTCCTCAGCTGTGCGTTGAATTCAGCCTTACGCTTGAATTCATCCATCTTCTGGCGCACATCAGGCGATAGCTTGTCTTTCTTCAGGTCAATCAGCTTCATGTCATTTCCTGTTCGGGCAATCCTTGCACCAATCAATCCCCTGACACACTCCGAGCGTCTCGCAGCGCCTTCTCTCGTTGCTGTATCCATTCCCGCAATCTTTTGATTGCGTCTTGCTCATTGATCGTACAGCCCGCCCGCGTCGCAATCTCAAAAGTATTCTGACTGATTTTGGTTTGTACGCCATCGAAGTGCGTAACCTGCAAGTATCGATTACCGTCCAATTCCAAATAATCAAAGTCATCAGGCTGCATAAGGATTCTCTCGTGACCGACTGTTGAAAATCTCCGCGTCAGTGATGTCTTGCTGCGTCGGCTCATCTCGCGGGTTGCCATCAATCACAATCCATCCACCATCCCTCAAGTATCGCAGACCCTGACTGATGCAATCCACAAACTCATCATGCACCGTGCCCTCGGGAAAACTGCAGATCTGGCTGACCATCCCCTCAGCCCAGTCTCGCACAAATCCCTTGCGCTTGCTGGACTCGGGCACCCAGACACGCCCAGCCTTGATGATGTTCGCCACAATCGACAAACGCTGCACCTTATCTGCGCGACCGGGATTGTAGGCGTGGACGGGCAAATGCGCTCGTTGCAGATCCTGAATCAGGCTGATCCCAGCAGATTTGTCCTCCACCAGCACCAGATCGACGAGTTTGCGGTCTTTACCCTCCCCATACGCCGTGTCGAACTCCTTGATGACCCGTGGCCGCAGGTCAGGATAGGTTAAATGCTCCTGCCAGCAATCCAGCACCATAACCGACATCCCGCCGTCCTGCGGCTTGAATACGCCCAGCGTGATCGAGCCAGTCGGGTCGTTGTAGGTCTTGTCCGAGGTCGCGCAGTCATAGGACTGCAGGACGAATTCCAGCTTGGGGAAGGGCTTTCCGTCAGGCCAGAGCCGAAACCAGTCGCGCTTGACGATGCCGCCCTCCTCTGGGTCGATGATCTCGGCGTGAATCTCCTGCCGCCCGAGGTTGGTGCCCTCGTACTGCAGGATCTGCTTCTGAAAGCTAGGCGCAAGGTTGGCGACGTTGACGTAAGTGCTGGCCTTCTTGACCACCACATCGTCACCCTCGCGGCCCAGCAAGTCCATGATCAAGGGCTTGGGCTTGGGGGTAGTCGAGACGATGATCTTGGTGCGGAAGTCGGGATACTTGGCTTCGTCCAGCTTTAGGCGCACCGCGAACTGGATCATGTCCCAGCTATCTTGCAGGTAGTCCCACGCGGCCAGCTCATCTAGCCAAGCCCCATGCCACTGACCACCACGGAACCGCTCAGGCTCACTGGCTGGGATGCCCTTGATAAACGAGCCATTGATCAGCCGAAGCTCATGCAAACTCTTGTTGTAGTCGGCAATCAGGATGTCAGGGATGACATTGAGCAGGCCGGAGTCACCCTCGAACATCGTCCCACGAACGTCACCGCTCGTGGGGCCGCTGCACAACCAGCGGGTGTTGGGGTACTCCCATGCCCATGAGGACAGTATCTCGGCTGCTGCACGGGTCTTACCGGCTCCGCGCCCGGCCAGCATTAAGAAAATTGACCACCAGTCGCCCGCAGGCTCAATCTGGTGGTTGTGGGCCATCTGCAGCCAGCCCAGCTGCCAATTGATGACCGCCTGCTCTGCAGGACGCAGTCTCGCAAATTCTTCCTGCAGCCTGTCGTCCTGCAGGAGTTCGTCAATCGCGCTCATCGACCACTATAGGTAGTGTCCAACACGATAAAACCCCGTGTTTTCGGACACCAACCACAATAGATAGTGGTTCAAAAAGCGTAGTTTAACTACGCTTTTAGTCACCCGCCTGCCTTTTCAACTTCAGGTTTTTCAACAATTCCCCGAACATCGTCACTTGATGTTCAACCTGCAGGGGATTGTCCTTGTCGCCAGCCACTTCCACGCGCGCCAGCTTGGGTACGTGGTACTCCACCACCGACTGAAACATGTCGAACGCCTTGCTGGGATTGGGAGGGATGACGTACTTTTCTTCCCCGGTGTCTGGATCTGTCGTCTTGACTCCATGCGCCACTTGATCAAGCCACTCAGCAAGTCTGTGAGCGTTCCCGTCCACAAATGAAGCGATGGCCTGTCTGGCGTCTGCGGTTGCCTTGTTTGGCATTCCCGGTGGTCTGCCGGGGCCGCGCTTGGGAAGGTTGCTCATCGCACTTCCCAAATTTCCTGAGTTTTAATATTTTGCTTGTTAGCAGACACTAACTTGATGGATGAAGACATATCGCAGTCCTTTTCGCGCAATTTTTCAGCGCATGTGGGACTGGACTGTATCACTTTTTTTGCAGATTGTCGTGTGCCCACTGCAGGGCTGCTGCTGCCTCGAGGAATTGCTCAGGCTTGAGGTTTTCAGGCTCTTGGCCGTTGCGGAACATGACCCAGCCTGTGCCGTACATCAGGGCATCTGACATGGCTTGGTAGTACCAGTCCGGGGCACCGTCTGGTTCCTTGTCGGCCTTGTGGCGATGGCTGGGGTTATTGATGATCGCTTCTCAACAGTCTAGTTTCTGCAAACTTGCGGTAAGCCTTCAGATCGGCATTTTCAGCCTTGAGCCTGTCGATCTCCCCTCGCTGATGACCCATGATGGATTGCGCCCGTTCGATCCAATCCTTGATCTCCCGCGGCATGACCCACACAGGCTGCTGTAACGCGCTTCTGGGAGCCTTTCGCGGCTTGGCCTTGGTTACCCCCTTACTTTTTGCCGTTTTTGCGCTGGACGCCTTTTTAAGCGATTTCACGATCTGCTACCTCCATAAGTGCCTGTGCCATTTCCCGCGCCTGATCGCGGCTCAAAATTGCGCGGGCATGTCCTCCCAAGATATAGATGCTTACCCAGACAAGGTCACCAAAGTCCGAAACGGTCACATGGTCGAAGGTTTGTTGGTTGGTGCTGATTCGAAAATCTGTTTTTTCCATTTCCATTTTTGTCTCCAGTCAGAAAGGTGCTGCGGGGAGTGATGCTAGGAATTGACGTTGTTCTTCCCGTCGCTTTGCCGGTGTTGGTTTTTTGGGCGGCACTGGCGGCGAAAACGGCCATGCAAGTTTTGGATTGATGATTACACGGGTCATGATCCGGCCCCGAATATTCCGTTTTCCTGCCGGATGCGTTTAATTTCTTCCTCAAGGATCGCAATTTCCGTTGCTTGATCCTTGACGGTTTTTTCCAATTTACCCAACTCAATTGAAATGATGTGAATGTGTTTCATGGCCTGACCTTTATCGGTTGCTTCCCAATTTCCCGGCGTGTGCTTTGCGTTCATACTCATCTCCTCTTTAACCTGCCACATGGCAGTGACGACATCATGCAACAATTAATTTGAGTTTGCAACAAGAATTTTATGGGGGGCCGAAGCCCCCGGTTGGTCAGATAGTCGGGCTGACCTTGATGACGGCGATGGACTCGCCACGGAACTGCTCGGCTTGCTCGGCGGTGATGCCAAAGTGCTTGAGCAGTGCATCCATATCGATGCTGCCCTTGCGGTTCTCGATGCTAACGCGCACCCCGTACTTCTCGCCACGGAACTTGCCTTCACCGTACTGGTTGGCGATGCCGTCCTTCAGGACTTTGCACTTGGCGGTCAAATCCTTGACCTGCTTGTCGAGTACCGCCAGCTGGTCGATGTCGTTGGTGAGGGACTCGACGGTTGCGAGGGCTTGGATGGTGGCTTGAACTTCAGTCATTTCGATCTCCTGTTAAACCTGCAACATTGCAGTAACGACAGTATCTAACAACAAGTTTGAGTTTGCAAGTACTAAATTGTAACAATTTGTAACAGCCAATCCTATCCGAGGCTAGCCAGATCATGCATGTGATCGATCACCTCCTGATCGATCCTGTCCCGCTCGTGCTGGTCAAGCTTGCGCTCCAGCCACGGGGCCGGACGGCCACGACGGTCACAGACCTGCCAGTCCATCTCAAGGTAGCCGAAATAATCCATATCGGACGCCGCCCGTGGGCTGAATGATCCGCACACATGCGTATAGTCCAGCACCGCAATTATGGCCGGGATTCCGGCCACCGTGGTTGCAATCTGTGTTAAGTAGGTCATGAATGTCTCCTAAGCGAATTTTTCTGCACAGATGGGGCCAATGCCCAATTCGATGCTGCCGTCGTTGGTCAACTCCCGGCCACAGGAGCAGCAGCGGCCAGACAGCTTCCCGTACTTCATGGCCGATTGCAGGGGGGCACCCTCGAACTCGTTCAGCATCTCGCGCACGGCGTTGTTGTCCACACCCGGGCGGCTCCACAGGGTCAAGGTACCGTGGTCGATCTTGCCGATCACTTTTTCGGCGTTGGCGTGCTTGATCCAGACCAGCTGGTCTTCACGGCGGCGGCTCAGGGTCAGGTCGCCAGCGTAGAACTTGGCGTGTTTCTGCATAACAGTGTGCAGGTTGGTCAGGGCCACCACGGGGGCTGCAGCAGGCTCGGCCTGACGCTGGGCACGCTCGGCATCGCGCTTGGCGTCGCTGTCGATGCAACGCTGCACCGCGCCCTGTTGGGCCTCGGTCAAGGAGCCGTACTTCTGCAGGGCTTCCAGCATGGAGGCAGCAAACCCAAAGCTGGGGGCTTTAGCGACCATCCATGCGTAGGCCACAGGCTGTGCAGCCTCGAAAGCCGACAGGTTGGCTTGCTGGGTGCGCTGCACGCGCTCTACGCGCTGCTCACGGGCCTTGGCGCGTGCCTCAGGGCTGGTCTTGTAGGTCTTGTGGCCTGCGCCGTTGCAGGCGAAGCAGCGGGTACCATAGCGGCTCATGCCGCGGTAGATGCCAGAGCCACCGCACTTGCCGCAGGGCTGGCTGTACTCGCTGGGAGCAGCCTTCATGGTGGCGGGAGCCACTGTCGTGTTGACAGTGTCGCTGAAAATATACTCAAGATCACTCTCAAGATCGTCGAACGGATTCGTTGCGTTCATGCCTCTCTCCTTATCAACACTTCACATGCAGTGACTACATTCTCAAACTTTTTGTTTGACAACGCAAGAAGAAAATTGTAACAGTCTTTTTCCAATAGGATCAATAACTTACATCCCCTTCGCTGTCAAAATGGACTTGAAAACATT